TATGGTATTATGCACACTCTCAATATTAAAGGTGTCCATACCAATCGCATTTTGGAACATTGGAAACGAATCCGTTCAGATTATGATAATGCTCTCACATCGGAAGATGAAATCATTAAGGAGGGCTACTCCAACTTCTCCAAAACAGAGATTAAAAAGATAGTTGGTTTTTGTGATTCAATTATTACTGATTGTATGAAAGTTGTTGATGAAGCTAACAAGACACGCAAACCACGACAACGCAAACAAAAATCTCCCGAACAATTAGTATCAAAATTAAAGTACCTAGATAAGCATGAAGAATTAATATCAGAGAATCCAAAAGATATCATTGGTGCATTACAATTGTGGGTCTATAATACAAAGAGTCGTAAATTAGGTTGTTATAATGCTGATGATGCTTCGGGTTTATCAGTTAAAGGGTCTTCAATTATTAGTTTTAATGAATCAAAATCAACACAGAAAAAGTTACGCAAACCTGAAGTCACTTTACCAGAAGTATTAAAAGGTGGTAAAGTATATTTACGAACAGCGCTTGATGATATCAAAGCAGTAGCAGCTACATTAAACGGCCGATTAAATACAGACACAATTCTTTTAAGGATAATTAAATGACGATTTACTTTAATGACGACAGAGATTATTCACCTATTATTGAAAAATGGGTTAATGACTTCCGTGAAACATTAGAAGATGACCCAGCAAATGGCAATTTAAGGCCGGGTGATGAATCTGGTGATACGATACCAGGAATTAAAATTATATTCGATGGTTATGGTGAAGATGATGAAGGTAATCCAGATTTAGCTACAGAATCTTATGCTGTATTCATCCATAAAGATTCGCTTGATATTGAAGAATTTCCACCACACGAGCAAACACCTTGGGCTCTAGTCCATAGACCAAAAGATGAAGTGTGTATTTGGTGTTGGTATGATGCTAATACTGGTGATGTTGATGTGATTCCTTTTGAAGATAATAATTCAACTGAATTGGATCCAGATTATATTACTGCCCTTATTTTTGAATTAGATGAAAAATATTATGGACCAATTGAATATGATTCAGATGATCCAATTACCGAAATTAAAGATGATGATGGTTGGCCTTACCCAACATCGGATGATTGATTGCCTCACTTTTAGAAAACTTTGTAGTATAATGGTTACACTATGATTATATTTGACTTTAACCAGGTTGCGATATCAAACCTGATGGAACAAATCGGGTCTTCAAAGACACCGGTAGATGAATCTTTGGTTCGCCATATGATTCTCAATACGATACGAACTTATGTGAAGAAGTTTAAACAATCACATGGCTCAGAAATTGTTATTGCTTGCGATAATAAGAAATACTGGCGCCGTGAAATATTTCCACACTATAAAGCAGGTCGCAAGAAAGCTCGTGAAGCTTCTGGACATGATTGGTCAACAATCTTCGATTGCCTTAATAAAATAAGAGATGAATTAAAAGTAAATTCACCTTATAAAGTGCTTGATGTTGATAGTGCTGAAGCTGATGATATTATTGCCGTTCTAGCATTGAAATATTCAGCCACACAAAAGATTATGATTCTTTCTTCTGATAAAGATTTTGCTCAATTACAAAAATATCCAAATGTTGAGCAATTCTCACCAATTCTAAAGAAAGCAATTAAAGAACCACTTCCATCAGCTCAATTAAAACAACTCATTATTCGTGGTGATAAGAGTGATGGTATTCCAAACATTCTCACTAAAGATGATGTGTTTGTAACAGGCGGCCGTCAGAAACCAATCACCGAAGTTAAGATTATTGGTTGGATGAATCAAGAACCAAAAGAATTTTGTAATGAAGATATGTTACGCAATTATGCCCGTAACGAAATGTTAATTGACTTAACACGAATACCTGAATCTCTCAAAGAAGCTATACTACATAGCTACGATGAAGCAAAAGGTAGAACCAAGCAAGAATTTATGAATTACATGATTGCAAATCGTTTGAAGAACCTACTTGAGGTGATTGACGAATTTTAAGGATGAATTATGAGTGCTGAATTACTATATTCTGAAATACTCGATGAGTATAAGAAACTAACAACCAAAGAAGAAAGAATTGCTTATTTAAGAAAACAAGAACATTTTGGTTTACTTGAATTTTTAAAAGCAGTTTTTCATCCAAAGATTACATTTGATGTAATTGTTCCCGAATATCGACCTGCTATTGAACCAGCTGGCTTAAACTTTACATATCTTGACATGGAGATGCGTAAGATTTATCGTTTTATTAAAAACCATCCTGGTCGTCCACCAAATTTAGGTGCCGATAGACAAACAAGTTTATTAAAAATTATACTAGAATCTTTACATAAAGATGAAGCTGAATTATTGATTAAAATGATTCATAAAGATTTAGGTATTGAGACACTTGATAAAAAGATAGTTAAAGAAGCATTTCCTAATTTAGATTTAGGTTAACATGCAAGTAGCTATTGTCACACCAACGATAGGTTCTGAACACCTCAAACAATGTATTGAGAGTGTGCAAGCACAAACATATAAAGACTTTAAGCATTACATTTTTATTGATGGTCTTGATGTAAAATATAAAGAAGGTTGGCCAAGTTATATTAACAACCTTTCGAATGTTAAACAAATCTTATTGGATGAGAATGTTGGTAAAGGTTGGTATGGCCATCGTGTCTATGCAGCCTGTTCCTTTTTAGTTAATGCTGATATCATCATTTACCTTGATGAAGACAATTGGTTACAACCAAATCATGTTCAAAGTATTGTAGATACATTTAAAAGAGGTTACGATTGGGTTTATTCCTTGCGTAACATAAACGATAAAGATGGGAATTTTATTTGTGAAGATAATTGCGAATCCTTGGGTCATTGGCCTGTATATTTTAATGACGGAGTATTTCATATTGACACAGCATGTTTTGCCGTCCGCCGTGATGTTGCTGTTCGCATCGGGCATGCTTGGTATGGCCAATGGGGTGCTGACCGTCAATTCTTCAACGCAATAAAACAACACTACAATAATTATGGATGCACAGGTGAATATACAGCTAACTATCGACTTGATGGAAATCCAAATTCAGTTAAAAAAGAATTCTTTGAAGAAGGTAATACCAAGATGAAAAAGAAATATCCTGATGGATATCCTTGGTTAGGTAAGAACAAAGTTGTTGAAGTAGCTCCAGGTGTAAAAATTACTATGAAGGATTTTGAATGACAAGACGAGTGAATCCAATTAATATCGAAGAAAAGATAGATTCTGGACTATTACAAAATAGCACAAACTTTTTATTTGGTGAAATTGATACCGAAAGTGTCCATAAAATCATTAAATGGATTGTTTATGAAAACACTCTTACTTTAAAAACACCATTGACACTTTATATCAATTCTCATGGTGGTTCATTACTTGATGCCTTTGCTTTAATTGAAGTGATGAAAAAATCAAAACGAAAGATTAGAACTGTTGGTGTAGGTTCAATTATGTCGGCTGCATTTATAGTTTTTGTATCAGGTAGCAAAGGTGAAAGATATATCTCAAAGACATCTAGCAACCTATGTCATCAATTATCAACCGAAGTTGAAGGTAAACACCACGATATTAATAGCTATTATAAAGAAACTGAAAATAGTAATCAGAAAATGGTAGAACTATTAGCACAGGCCTGTGACCTTGAAAAGAATGAGATTAAGAAATTATTATTACCACCAACCGATGTTTGGTTATTGGCTAATGAAATGATTAAATTTAAACTAGCTGACAAATATTTTGAGGACTTAAAATGACATATCAAGCAAATCTAAAGAAAAAAATTGCTGAACTTGAAGCTAAGATTACAATCGCTGAGGTTGATAAATCAGAACTCGAAAGAGAGCTCCAACGCCTAAAAATTGCAGAATTCGAAGAGGATTTGCAGGAAGAAGGCAAGCAATCCCTACTCAAAGGGTAATATCCCTTTAAAATCAAGAGCTTAAAAGCCCTTGACAAAATAGCATTTTTGTGTTAGCATGGACACATGATAAAAATGCCAAGTATTAATTCAGTAGTAGAGGTAACAACCCGTTACCAAACCAATATGTTTTTTGCCGATAAAAAAGGCTACCAAACATTCACAAAAAAGGGTAAGGTCATAGTGGCACCTAAAGGTGCTTCAGCTGACAGTTTTGCCCTCCAACATGATTACCTATCCGTTATTAATCTCGGTAAAGTAATCGATATCAAATACCTATCAGGTGATTCAGTTGACATCCAATCTTATATCGTAAAAGGTAAAGGTGGTCAATATCAAGTTATCCGTAACGGCCAAGAGTTTTCCTGTACCTGTATAGGATTCAAATACCATTCAAAATGCAAGCACATCACCGAAATAAAAGAATCCCTTTAAAAACAAGAGCTTAGCGCTAAGCTGTTGATTTATAACGAAAAAATAGCTCTTGACATTTAGGCAAACCTGTGATATAATGGTTGTATAAATTGAGAAGGAAAAATTATGTTATTATTAAACAAAAAAGTTAAACAACCATTACCTGTCACGAAATTTGAGATTTTGGACATTATTGGTACTATCAAAAATCTACCCCCCGATAATTATGAGTTTTTTATTGGTGCTTTGGTCAATGATTATCCAGAGCTTGCCGATAATTTGCAATTTGCAATTAATTCAACATTTCAGGAGAAAAAATAATGATTAGATTTATCTTTGGATTTTTTACACTTTTTGGTGTGGTTGGTGGTATTGAAAATACTATGGATATCACGCAGGTGCAAGCCATGACATTTTTATTCGCTACTCTTTTAGGGCTAACAAGCATGTATTTTGGTGCCCTTAAATTACAAAATAGCTAATGATAATCTATACCAATCAATCTTCCAAGAAGAAGAAACGGAAACCTAATGCCAAGCAACGAGCCCAACAGGCATCCTGGCAAGGTCTCCTTGATAGATGGGACATCAAACCAGTTGAAGTGAAGAAGTCCAAGACCGTTGTGGTTAAAGACACTCCATATCGCCGTGAGACGCCCTACTACCCGTCCCTTAATTCGGACAAAGGCAATACCTTTAAAGCTAAAGACAAGGTTTATACTGGTACGGCTGTGCTCGGGATAGGTACTCTCCACAAGTCTAATGCGGTTCCAGTATTCAGTAAGGAAGAAGCTGAGGATCAAGCAAAGATGAGAAGATAAAATGCCCTTAATAATCAAGAGCTTAGCAAAGCCCTTTAAAATCAAGAGCTTAGCAAAAAAGTGCTAAAATAGTGAAAATAATGCTTGACTTTTCGGCAAACCTGTGATATAATGGTTACATAGAATTGAAAAGGACACAAAATATTATGAAATTATTATCAACAGGCAATCCAAAAATCTTAAAAGGTATAAAAGAAGGTTATAACACTTATATTTTACACCTTGCACCAGCTGATTTATCAGGTTATAATACATGCCCAAAAGCTACTGTCGGATGTAAGGCTGCTTGCCTTAATACCGCTGGTCGTGGTGGTATGTTTAAAAAAGGTGAAAATACCAATATGATTCAACAGGCTCGTATTCGAAAGACAAAAATGTTTTTTGAAAATCGTACCGAATTTATGAATCAATTGGTTAAAGATATTGAATTGGGAGTAAAGCAATCTGCTAAAAAAGACTTGATTCCAGTATTCCGTTTAAACGGTACCTCTGATTTAAGTTTTGAAAAGTATGAGGTTGTCCGTAATGGCAGATTATATCGTAATATTTTTGCTGCCTTTCCAGAAACCCAATTTTATGACTACACCAAGGTGCTTGGTCGTAAAGTGACTGAAATTAAGAATTATCAATTAACCTTTTCAGCTGCTGATGGAAACGATAATGATGTTACCAAAGCAATTCAACAAGGTTACAATATCGCTACAGTTTTTGGTATTAAAAAGACATTACCAATGCCTGCCGAATATCTTGGCAGACCAGTTTTTAATGGCGATGATTCAGATTTACGCTTCTTGGATCCAAAAGGTGTTATCGTTGGTTTATATGCCAAAGGTAGAGCTAAAAAAGATACAAGTGGTTTTGTGAAATATCCAGTTTTTATGTTAAAAGCTGCTTAATAAAAGGAGTATTATATTATGGGAACACGAAGTTTAACCTATGTGTATGGCGGTGACCGAGAAACCAAACCGCTTGTGTGTATGTATCGCCAATTTGATGGATATCCATCGGGTCATGGCCAAGAACTCATTGACTTTTTAAAACCAATTAAAATAGTGAATGGTTTAGGTGTAAATGAAAAACGAAAAGTGGCGAATGGTATGGGTTGCCTTGCAGCTCAATTAATCGCTAACTTTAAAACCGAACCTGGTCAATTTTATTTACATGAACCAGTATTGGACCAAGATTCTGGACAAGATTATGAATACCATATTTTTGACCATGAAATTGATATCAAAGATTATTATGGCAAAACCATATTTTCGGGCGACTATGAAGAATTTGATAGATTCTGTAAAGAAGAAGAATAGCGGCAAACTTGGCAATCCGCTCTTGACAAATTTGCCAAACTGTGTTATAATGGACATTCAATAATAAAAAAGGAGTTTTATATTATGAGTAAAGCAACAAAAACAAAAACAATGAAATTGAAGCCGTTTCAAAAGCTTCTAACCCTTATGATTTCTGGTAAGCCAGTTACAATTGAAGAAATTGATACCTTGCTTGGTAAAGAAATTTATATGTACCGTCTTTCAACCTATATTTGGCACATTAAAACTGTAGCTAATGGTGTTGTTAGAGCAATTAAAACAGGTCGAAAAGTGACAGCATATCAAATTGTCAATGTAGACCAAGTTAAAGAGTATATGACACGAGTTGGTGTTACTGGCTCTGGTTTTACACCAGGCGCTATTGTTAAAAAACAATCAATCTCAAAGTTATCTGATTTGAATTCAAAGCCAGTTAACCAAGTGATTGTAGACCAACCTGTAGCACAAGCTGCTTAACTTTCATAGGGAATTTAGCTCGAACCGAGTTATCGGTAGTAGGCTAGTTTTAAATAACCTTAATGGTGCCCTTCCCTATTTTATGAAAAGAGCATTACTATCTTTAGCGCTTCTTCCTATATTAGCGCAAGCAAAGATTTCTGTTGGTGTGGGTGAGTACCGATATGGTCCCGATACACCACAGAATATTGCTTGTAAAATGGCTGAAGAGGTTGCTAAAGAAAATGCTATCACCAAATTTTTAGGTGAAGATGTTGAGTTTTCAATTTTCGAAAAATGTAAAGATGAAGATTGTGAATTTCAAAAAGATAGTTTGAATCAAGTTAGAGGCTATGTTAAACAGATTATACACAAAGAGGTTAAGACTGTTGCTTTCCAAGGATACACATCTTGCATAGTAACGATTCGAGCTGAGGTGGATAGTCCAAAGAATGAAATAAAATTGGCATTAGATAATGACTTTTACCAATTTAAAGAGAACCAAGAAGTTTCTTTTCACGGTGTTGTAAATAGAACTGGCAATTTGGTCGTATTTAATTATGTGAATAAAACATTTAATAAAATATACCAAGAAACAATTGCCACTAATAATAAAGAATTTGTGTTACCATCACCGAAAAATAGAATAGTAGCTAGATTGCCTGTAAATTTAAATCAATCTAAAGAAGTGTTGATGTTTTTATTTACCGAAAATAATTATGATTTTAGGAATAATTATACTGAAGCTGAAATGAATTACTTTATAAAAAGTATTCCATCTCACCAAAGGCAAATAGTAAATCGTTATGTTTATATTATGAGGAATGTATGATGAATAAAAAATTATTAATAGCACCTTTAGTGTTAGCACTAGCAGGTTGCTCAAGTGTAAAATACACCACAGGTTTTGAGATGACAGCACCACAATCATCGAAGGCTGAAATTGGTGCAGAGGTTGCTTATCCCGATTGGTACAAAGAAGTGCCCAAAGATGATAAGGCTTTATATGCAGTTGCTACCGAGTATTCTAAAGATATGCAATTTGCCGTTGATAAGGCTATGTTATCTGCTAAACGAGAACTAGCATCTAATTTTTCTTCTTATGTAACATCAATGATGAAAGATTACGCTACCGAAGTTGGTGAAACTGATTCTGGTTTAATCCGTGAGATTGATAGAACAACCAAATTGGTTGTAAATAAAGTTAACCTTGTTGGTGTGCAAAGAACAAACTTCTTGATTGTCCATGCACCTAGTGGTTATAGAGCATTCGTAAAACTTAAATATGTTACCGATGATTCAAATAAACTTTTAGTTGAAGAAATTAAAAAGAATAAAGTATTAAATGCTAAACTTCAAGCTTCTAAATCGTTTAAAGAAATGGAAGTTGAAACAAATAAGTTAAAACCAGAAGCACCAATTGAAGCAAAATTAGTGCCTATAGGCGAAGATTTTATTCAACAGAACTAATGAATATATTCTACTTACATCAAGAACCTGAAGCATGTGCCCAGGCTCACCTGGATAAGCATGTCGTTAAAATGATTATCGAATATGCACAGTTGATGTCCACGGCTCATCGTGTGCTTGATGGTTCAGAATATCTTGATAAGACGGCCAATAATCGCAGTATTAAACGATGGCGATTAAACGATGACCGTGAAAACAGATTGATGAAGGCGTCACACATTAACCACCCTAGTGGTATATGGTGTCGTGCTAATCTAAAGAACTACATGTGGCTGTTTAAAATGTGGCAGTATCTCCTAGAAGAATACAC